TTATATGAGTATTTAACTACATCTACAGGGCTAATGTCATTACTTTGAATGCTACCTTGTAATATCTTTAAAGGTGTTTGCTGTGGTTCTAAGAATTGTTTTGCTAAGAATTGAGTGAAAGGTTCTGCACCCCCTGTATCTGAACCTCTATACACAGGTTCTGTTATAGGCTCATTATCTCTATATGTTATCGAATTTTCGGGGTTAGATGATGACACACCAATAGTTACATCGCCTAAGTCAAAATCCTCAATAGCTGTGGATGATTCAGGAGCATATTCCGTAACTCTAAACTCATTTGAAATTAACGAACTTGTTTCCCTTGCTGTTAGCGTAATATCCTCTACATAAGTGTTTCTACTTTCCACCGCTGTAGGAGATATTTGTTGTGCAGATTGCCTTGGCTTATCTTTGTAATATCTTGGTGTGAATAAAACTTTTACAAATATACTTGATGTTTCTGCAAGTTGAGGTACTACGCATTCCCATAATAAGTCAGTATCAAATGTATATTTGGAATCAGCATCTGAAAACCTTGTTATATCCGCAGGGTTAGCATAATAATGACCCACACACTTTATAGCCCCAATACAAGAATTATCATTGAAAGCGTTAAAGTATAAACTACTATGAGGCAAAACTGTAGGCGGACTTCTATTAAAGCCCCTTGAAAGAACTACTTGATCCTCGGTAGCAACCCATTCTAATGCTTGGTCAGAATTTAAGGTGAGGTATTTTGTTGATGTTGATGATACAGCCTTAATTGTTATGTAATAATCAAAATTTTGATGTCTTTGGTCAAATTCATACCCACTACCAAAAGTAGCCCAACTACTTTGAAGGGTAACATCTACAGACCTTGAAAACCAATCTAAATCATAGGTTGTATCGGCTGTCATTTGCCCACCATAAGTATAATCTTCTGATGTTAAATCTGCAGGGTTATCTGTAATGTCATCTCCTTGTGCAAGGGTAAAAGCTGCCCCCACCGATGTATATGTTGCTGTACACGATTTGAAAGGGGCTTCATAAGTGAAAGATGCACCGCCTAATAAAGCGTTATTATTTTGGTCTATAGTTACAACGTTGGATTCGGTTAACTCACTAACACCGCTAGGAACACCTGTAACTTTTCCCAAAGGTGAATATGTCATATCAAAAGAAGAACCTCCATCGAAATAACTATTTGGCTGTAAGAAGTAGTAGTGTCCTTTGGCTAACATTCCTACCGTATTAAATACCTTTAGACATTCTTCAAAAACATCTGATTCTTTGTATTCAAGGGGGAAGTTGGTGTTATTTGCAAAACCACCCTTACATACATAAAATTGACCACTAGGGTTTACTCCTGCTACAAACTCTGATGTTTGCCACTCGTTATTAACCTTTGCGTAACTACCAATCCCTCCTTGCGGAGTCCCCTCCAATGTGTGACAAGATATGTTTCCTATTTGACCAATAAAATCAGTAGTATAAAAGTGCAAACCATTTCCATCTGAACCGTTATCTGTTTGAGTCCAATCAAAGCCATACGTGGCTAAAGAGTTTAGATTACCTATTGCTTGACTATTACCACCACCATCTTTAAGGGTTAACGTACCGCTTGTGTAGTCTGGTACGGTAACCCATACTTTGTATTGCTCCCCAACCTTTAGCACATCACCATCACAAGATAATGGTCTGCGTGTACCTGATGTTGTTGCTCCTTCGATAGAGAGATGGTTTTGCTCTATTACTGAATCGCCCTCCAAGAGTACCCAGCCTCTTGCCGAACCGCTCCTAAACTCACCGTTTTCAACTAAATTAACAGGGGCTACATCTGAATTGCCAATAAAGTCCTTAAACACATTACATAAAGCGTAATTAGCTTGTTTATAGGTTTCATCAATGAAGGTTTTGAATGGTAAACTCTTGTAATACCCTGATGAATCGGTTGCTGTTACTGAAGAAGTGTAGGGGTATGGAGCGTTCTCTACAACATCAAAAGCAGGTTGAATCCATCCAAACCACCATAAGTTTGTATAATAAACAGACCCCTTATATATTCTTACAAAGTATTCCTTAAACCCACCATCTAAGACATCATATAAAAAAGATTCTTCTAGGTCATTTTGAACCATAAACTTTAAATCACATTCAGACCCTAAGAATGTTTTATCTCTAGTTCCCCCCGATCCATTCCAAGTGATTTCAAAACCTTCACCTGACATATCAAAGTTGTATTCAGGGACATAATCTGTTGCGTTTACGCTGATCTGTGTTATGGTGCAAACATCACTAATCGTCTTTATTTGTACAGAACCTGCCGACGCACCTGATGTTATTGTAAGTTCGTTAAATCCATCGCTTGTAGTAGTTTGCCAAGAACCATTATTTAACCTAACATAAAGAGTACCGCCACCTAATCCTTCAACATTTACAGAAACCTTGTATGCTGTAGATGTTGCTGTAGGAATAGCTAGTTCCATAAGTTGTGTAGCAGCCCCATTAAATGTAACACCCCCATTACCCTTATTTGAATCCCAATAACAATTAGTTAAAGTCCAACCTGTTGCGTTTGTCACGAAATTAGGGTTTGGTACTAAATCAGAAGCATCTTTTTTATGAATCTGAACAATCCAATCAGTACCCATTTGACCCTTGATAATACTCTCTTTATGTAATCCGTATGATGCCATATTTTTCTACCTTCTATTTCTTCTGCGTTCTGCTCTATCAAAAACTATCAATAAATCATTACCCGATATTCTTACATCAGGGATAACCGTTCCACCTCCACCACCTAAAGCGTTGTTAGGGATGATTGTTCCTGATGTGGTTGGCACGAATAATTCAGGACCTCTTTCTCCCACGAGGCTCATTTTACCTACAGGGGGATTACCACCATCGGCGTATTGACCACCGAACATATTAGCTCCAGTAAGTGCATTCTCAAGATTACCCATAAAATTAGCCCCTGCTGCAGCTTGATTAGGGAATATTATAGCCATTAAACCTGCTAATATAGCTGCTTTTAAAATCATTTTACCTATGTCTATTAGAAATTGTGCGGCAAATTCGTTAAATTTTTCGCCAAAACTTAAAGTTCTTTGCTCTATAGTTTCAAACCCATCAACCATTACGGTAACAGATTCAGTTTGTTTCTCAAACAAGTTAGTGAAACCCGAAGCAAAACTATCCATTACACCAAGCCAAACTTGCTGTATTCTAGCTGCTTTTTCTTCTGCTATATCTGCTAAATTTTGCTGATAATCTTCCCATTCCCCTTGTGACTTACGCAGCCCTTTCAGCTCGGCAGAAACCTTTGTCTTTACTGGAGTATTATTTAGTTTGACTATTCCGTTTATAAAATCCTCCAAAGCCTCTATATCTAGGCCATCTGTAAAGTCGTCAACTGCTAGTGCAGAATCTTTAAAATCTTTTACTAATCCTGGTAAAGCGTCTTGTAAATCAATCAGGGATAAGGCTACTTGTTCTGCTACTTTTTTTGTTATTGAGAGGTCTCTCTCCAGTACCGTTACACCCTTAATAGCGAATTTTTTCCCTCTAACTGTAATTAACTTCATCGCTTCCGCTAATCTATCCATAACGGGCAGGTTTTCCTCAAAGGTAGTCCCAAAAAGCCTGTTTATGCCTTCCATTGCAGCCTTTTGGCCCTTAAAGAGTTTTGTTCCTGTTTCAGTCTTTTTATTCTGTAATTTAGTTAATTCTTCTGACTGAGACTGTAACTTTATCTTTTTAAAATACTCGGCATTAGTTTCTTTTAAGGCTATTTTTAGGTTCTCGTTACTAGTTTTCTCATCGCCTAGATTCTTTAAGAAGTCAGGGTACTTATCTTGCAAGTTTTGTATTGCAGTTGTTCTTTCATCAGTCCCCTCGGCAGCTGCATAAACTAAAGAAACTAAGGCTTCCAATTCATCTTGCTCTTTCTCAAGGTCTGTCCTGTGGTCTTGAGATTCTACACTTAAAACAGCAAAAGCTCCTGCTAAACCCATTACAGCTATAGCCAAAGGATTAACAAGGGCTAATAAAGCCCCAATACCTAATAACATTGGACCAGCGACCGCAGCAAAAGCAGCACCAGTAATTATCATTTTTTTAGTCTTGGAATCTAAGTTGGAAAACTTATTTGCTAATTCTTTAACACCATCTATAATAGGAAAAAGGTAATCAGCTAATATACCACCAAACTCAATTTTCAAGCCCTCGATAGCAGATTGCATTATCTTAACCTTGGCAAATGCTGTTCCGCCCATCAACTTAGCCATCTCGCTAAGTCTAGTCTTATTTGTTCTGTACTCCTTAGTTAACTCGGCTACTTTATTTTTATTGTTAGCCAATATAAGCAATTGGTTAGCAGCAGTTACACCTGCTAACTTCATAGCCCTTTGTAAACCCATTTCTCCTTGGGTAGCTAAATCTAATACCTCGGTAAAATCAGTACCATCTTCGCTTAACTTCATAAATATCTTGCGAAGTCCTGTACCCGCTTTAGAAGCCTTAATACCATTATCCATCAAGACCCCCATCATCGCTGATAGTTCCTCTAAGTCTATCCCTACCGCATTAGCTGATGCTCCTGCGTGACCGAATGCAGTAGCAAACGTACTAAGTTGTATAGATGAATTGGCTGCAGCTGATGCTAGTGTATTAGCTACACGAGCCGCCTCTGATGCGTCTAATTGAAAAGCGTTTATAGATGTAGATACGGTTTCAGCAGCTAGAGATAAATCCTCCCCTGTAGCTAAAGCTAGGTCTAATATAGCCCCTTGCATCTCTATTATAGCGGTAGTGTCAAAACCTTTACGACCTAAAACTAATTGTAGGTCAGCAACTTGACGAGCAGTAAATTGTGTGGTTTCCCCTAAATGTTTTGCTTCTTCTGTAAGCCTCCGTATCTCTCCTGCACTAGCACCAGTAACCGCTAACACCTTAGTCATTCCGTTTTCAAACTGAGCGAATGTGTCGAAAGCCGACTTACCCATAGCCGCTAAGGGGGCTGTAACCCCAAAAGACATCATAGAGCCTAATCGTGCTGATTTAGAGGCAAATGATGCTAGAGATTCATTGGCTTTACCAAGACCGTTTTCTAAGCCCTTGATATTCGCAGCAATAATTATCGAAATAGTCTTTAACCCACCCATTATCTTACTTTATTTATCTAATTATTATCGTATCGTTTTAATACAGATTGTATGTATTCTTTTGAGGGTTGTTCCTTTTTAGAATACCTCTTAGCCTTATTTTTATCATCCCAAGGGAAGGGAAGAATCTCAGCAGGCTTTAGTGCCTTTTTTGAGTGTGGGGCTAGACAAGAGTGTATTATCATCCTAGTTTGTTCCCACCTATCTTGGGTTAAGTATTCTTGATATTGGTTAAAGCCGAGGATTTGGTTGTTAAAGGTTCGTGGGGTTAAGCCATAAAGTTCATCACAACTCAACCCCATTCTACCTAATCCTATCTGTTCAAGTTTATCCCAATCAATTTCACCCGATTCTTCATCGACTTCCTCCCCCTCAACTACTTTCCCTCGCTCTGAGGTTGGTCTAGTTGGAAAGCATCGAATATCTCGTTAATCTTAGAAAACTCCTCGTTATCAAGCCATTCTTCTATATCGCTTACCTTGTACTTAAAAGGGTCACCAATCTTCTTAGCTCCTGCCTTTAATCCATAGAAAGCGATGATACCGATGTGGTCTATCTCTGTTCCTAACTGATTCATTTCGCTTAACTTTAAGTTACACTTATTACAAATGTCTTTTAAAGCTAGGTAGCTAAATCTAATCGGTCTTTCTTGACCACCTAATTCTACTTTTTTCATTTCTTTTTCCTTTTTTTTAAAAAATTATTAGTGTTTAAGAGAATACTTCTTTTAGGGATATGTGGCTAAATGTTACAGAACCCGATGCGCCTACGTTATTAAATGTTAAATTACCCGACCCAGAACCGTTAATAAATCTAATTATGTGAGTTCCTATAGTCAAAGGTATATCAAGGGTTTCGTTCTCTATAAAAATTTTAGTATTTGCATTCGATAAGACACTTACTGTGTAGGTTAATTCATATTCTTTACCAGTTACCATAGCGATAGCAGGATAAAAATATGTGTTGGCTGAACTGTTCCACTCCAAATGCCCTCCGGGATTTTCAAAGTTGGATGCGCAGTTAGATGCGGCTCGGTACATTGTCCAACCATCTATAGTTCTAGTTGTACCATCAACTACCTCTGCCCCATCAAGATAAGTATTAGATAATAACTCAGGACCTAAACCATTTATAAACAACTCAGAAGTACCCGTAAACGATGCCGAATAAGTTGCGTTATCCTCAGTTCCCGCATCTACAGAAACACTATTTACAAGTGCTTTTCCTTGGTAGCAATCTACCTCAGTCGGATTTTGATAATCCGTTGCGGTTGTACCCGTTTCGACTTGCCACGAGGCGGTAATAATTTTATCTGCCGTAGTTTGGCTTGATTTGTCACTTCCGGGATAAAGGTTAATTGAAATATATCTCAAATCCGTACCTGATATGGGTTGAGATTGAGATATTTCAATCTTAGTCCATTCTGTATTACTTAAACCTGTTATTGGAAATGCCCCGCCTGAATCGTTTCCAATAGTTCCCGCCCCTGATATTTTTTTACATACAGGATTAGTGAAGTAAGCACTACCTCCTACCATTTTAAATACATTTACACTTGCTCCTGTTGTACCAGAAACTCCTTTTAAATATAAACTAACGGTTGGTTTTTTCCCTTCAACTAATTGAATAGGAACTTGGTAACTAACGTACTTATGACTGGTTGGGGAAGCTATTTCAAACTTAGCTGCTGTATATTGCCCAAACGGGTCTTCTAGGTGTTTTGTTACAGTCAAAACATCCGAATTCCAACCTTCACCATAAACCTCTTCAGTAGCTACTAAGTTTCTTACTCTGTCAGAAAATTTAACATCTACCGCTGCGCCCTCGTCTAAATCGTTTATAGCCGATTCGACTCCTACTGCGTTGTTTACATCCCATAGAGCGTCTGTACTCATCTCAAAAGAGCTTAAACCTTTAGCGTTATCTTGCCACCCCTGAGAATCTTTCGTAGTAATATCACGTAAATCAGTACTCATACTAAGAGATGCGGAAGTACTATAAGCGATTGGCTGATATACCTCAGACTGCCCCGATGTAAGCACGTCTATTACGACTGCCCCCGCTTTAAATTCAGCTGTTCCATCTACTACCTCTAGGGTTGGTACTGGTCCGTTTGCTCCGTTGGTGAAGTCTATATATTTCCAGACTCCATCTGTACCAACAGCACTACCAGTATATCCAAAATCAGTCCCCTGTAGCTCTGTTTTTATTGCATTAAGTAAGTTTGTCCCTGTATTTGCGGAATAACTTAGCCATACGGTAGCTGAGCCGCCATCGGTAATATCCCCATCTGCATCAGTTACATTGTTTAGGATAATACTCTCACCCGAAGTAAAATCCTTAAGCGGAGTTGATGACTTAACCTTAATCCTAGTAACCTGTGCTTGTGCAGGGGTAGTTATTTTGTAGACTAATAAATCCGATGCGTTTTGAATTGCCATAATATAATGGATTTAAAAGTTAATACTATCCTTGAGTTAATTCTCCGCTTCCTGTAAGTGAAATTGAGTAAGTTGCGTTTTCTTCTACACCCGCATCTACACTTAAAGAAGTCATAAAAGCGTTACCTACGTAGTAAGTAGTACCATCAGAGAACTTTACAGTAACCTCTGGACTGTCAGCTATCATTTGAGTGAACAAATCTTTTACGTTCTTAGTGTTTGCGTCTGCATTCGTAAATTCCACGAATCCATCTCCTGAAAGTTCCCAAGACATAAGACCTGCTAATGATTCAGACCATCCTGAACTTGACTTGTTAGTAGAATCTCTTAAGTCTCTAGAAATTGATAAAGAAGCCGAAGTAGCAAATAAAAGTTTATCTACTACCGATGCGTGTGGTGTACCTGCTGTGTCGTGTATAGAAATAACAACATCTGTTGCGTTTAAAATTGCCATTTTATTTTAGTTTTTAGTTATTAAACAATTGAAAATTAAGTTTTTGTAGAACTTTTCGGGTAACTTATAGTAATCATCATCTAGGCTTACAAACCTAAACTTTGCTGTATAAGAAACACCACCTTCGGTATATGTTACCGAATAATAATCTAAAGCCTCTACTATTGCCTTAGATTGGTTGTATGTTGTATTGTAGTCATCTGCGAAACAAGCGATGCGTAAAGACACATCACAAGATGCTAGAGAACTACTCTTTGTTATAAAATTATCTACATTTGCTATCTCGTAAGTCGTTACAGGGTAGCCGATTCCTTGTGGTATAATTACAGGAAATACTTTCGCACTTGTTATCTCTTTTACAGATATTGCTGTAAGTATTCCAAATGAATTTGGTGCTGTGCTATTATTTATAAAACTAACATAGTAAGACCCTGCTGATGTAGCTGTAAAAGTAAAGTTAGTTGTTCCTGTTCCTGCTGAGTTTAATACACCTTGATGTATTTCTGAGCCTAACTCAGTAGTCCCAATATTTACACTTGTTTCATTAGCTGAGTCGTATGAATACTCACAAAAGTAAGATTTACCTTGTTGAACATTAGTAACGGTGTAAGCGTTTGCCTTTGTGTTATACCCACCTGTAAGTGTTTTTAAAGTATTGTTTACAGCAGTAACTGAAATTGGTGCTGCAGCTGGGAATTTAAACCATCCAGTAGTATTATTCCAAGTATTATTAGATATAAGTTCAGACCCAAGAGTTTTACCATTTGCGTTAACAAAGTTGGTATTACCCCTTAATCTATCGTTTATCTTTTGTCCTATAACTGCAAACATATCTAAAATCCTGCTTTTTTAATAAGTTTGTTTAACATCTTATCTAAGTCCCTTTCA